ACGAAATCTTACACTATCGGTAAGATTGTATCCTGTTGCTCCTGTAGGAATAGCATTACTGTTTTGTAATAAACTCATTTATTTCCTTAACTATAAGAAGCACTAACTGTTACATAGGCATTAGTACCATTATCAAAGTAAGATACAAGGTAAACACCTGCTGTGCTAATTGTGGTTAGATCTGTTGCAGTAATTTTAGTAGTAGCTGCGGCTGTGATAGCAACACCTGCACTATTGTCTAATAACACATAACCTGACTGACCTGATGTGTGATTCGTAAAAGTTAATGCAGCACCAGATGTAGGTGTGCATGAGAAGTTATTGGTTACATTTTGGTCAAATGATAAATCATTATCCGTTGTGACTGTACCTCTAAATGGAGCAGTTAATGTATCTGCTGTATCTGCTTTAAGTGTATCAGCATCATAACCTTGTACTGTAACACCAATGTCAGCATCAACAACAATCGTTGCATCATATGCTTGGACTGTTGAACCAATATCAGAATCAACCACTACATTAGAACCACCGTTTTGAAGTGTGCCAGTAAAGTTAGCAGTCACATCATCATACTTAGCTGTGTCTGCATCATATGCTTGAACAGTAGAGCCAATGTCACTAGAAGCTAAATAGTTACTATCGTTAGTCCATTGACTAATATTACCTGATTTGTTAGTTAATGTATCTGTAGAACTAGCAGTAATATAACTTGATAAATCTGGTGGAGTATAGGTAAATACACCACTTGTATTGTTATATGATAATGCAGGGCTACCAGCAGCTGCTGTGCTTACTGATAAATCTGTATATTGAATACCTGTGTCTGTATCTGAGTCATTAACCCAATTAGTACCATTGTATTTAAGAACTTGATTAGTAGAAGGTGATGTAAGAGTTACATCTGTAATGTCATTAAGATTAGCTACTTGAGATGGAGTAAACCCTAAAGCAGTTGTTACATCTCCACTTGACAATGTAACAGCACCTGTTCTAGTATTAAAAGAGGTTACTGAACCTGTAACTGAAAAAGCAGCTTCATCCCAAGCTGCACCATCCCATACATAAAGTTGGTTTAATGTACTATTCCAATATAAAGCACCTGTTAATAAAGCATCACCATCATTATCTACTGTTGGTGCAGAAGATTTAGCACCAAGATAACGATCATCAAAACTATCATAACTAGCCGCTGCATTTGTTTCAGATGTAGCAGCGTTAGTAGCTGAAGTAGCAGCTTCACTTGCTTTTGTAGTTGCAGTTGTAGCAGAAGCAGCAGCAGAAGTAGCTGAACTAGCCGCAGCTGTTGCTGAGGCACTAGCATTAGTCTCTGCTGTTTCAGCATCTTCTTGAGAACTTAAAGCTGCACTTGCACTTGAAGCAGCATTAGTTTCACTTGTTGCTGCATTGGTTGCACTTGTGGCTGCATTAGTTGCTTGAGTTGAAGCAGTTGAAGCACTTGATGAAGCACTTGTTGCAGATGATGTAGCTGAAGTAGCACTAGAGGCAGCACTTGTGGCACTTGCCGCAGCAGCCGTTGCACTAGCAGCCGCTTCAGCAGCTTTATTGGTCGCTACTGTAGCTTCATTAGTAGCATCAGTTGTTGCGTCTCCTGGTCCACCAGGTCCTCTATAAATAGCCATTATTCGTCCTTATCAAGCCAAGATGATTTCTTTTTGGAAGTTGTTTTAGTTTTAGATTCTGAGACTACCTCGTAGTCTGGATGTTGTTTCATAGCTTCTACATCATGTTCAGCTATAAACTCAACTGTATTACCTGTTTTTTTACATTTAAATATCATTTGTATCTCCTAAAAGGAAAATCCCCTCAGAACGAGGGGACTCCTAAGCATTAAGCAGGAACTGCTATTGCAAAGCAAGAATCATCACGTAATTCTTTAACACCATAGAGAGTATCTGCTGTGTAAAGAGTACCTAAGTATTCTTGTTTATACTGTGTTTGTGAACGTACACCAACTTGTTCTGCAAGAACTGCTGCATCTTTATGACCCATTAGGCAGATACGAGCAGCACCTGAACCAGATGCAGTATCACAATTAGAAGAAACAAATACTGGAATACCATAAAGGTTTCCGATTTCACCATTACGGATTGTGTTGCCGTTACCAACTTCACCTACAAAGGCTTGTTCTGTGTAACGAGCTAAACCCATTAATGTGTTTCTAGCTGATGGTGGGATTAACAAGAAACGACCATCCATAGGAACATCATTGTCATCAAGACGTTGAATTGTTCTACGAACAGCAGCATCTGTTAATGCAGCTTCGTTGTTAGAAGCAGCCACATATTTTGTAGTACCATCAGAACCAATGTAAGCATCTTCATAAGCTGCTGTGCCGCCACCTGTGTTAAAGCCACGACCTAATTGGATTAATGATGTGTCTACTTGTTTAGCTAAAGCATAACCTGCGTCATCTGTGTAGAATCTACGCATTGATGTTAAAGCTTGTACTTCTGTAATATCCTCAATCAAACGTGAGTATTCGTAGTGTTTATCTACGACTACAGTAGTTTCTGTTTCTGTAGCTGCAATCAATGTTACTTGAGTTTCAGCTGCTTTTACTGAAGCATCACCACGTGTTGGTTTTGGAATGTGTAAAGTGTCGCCTTTTTTACCCTTGAAAGATAGTTTTTTAAAGAGGTTAGCTGCTACTAAATTAGATTTATAAGCAGCAATAACCTCGTCCGACCAAATCTCAGGGATAAACTTATCGGCTGTGGTATTAGTTACATGATTTGTACCTAGTGCCATAGTTTAACTCCTTTTCTAAAATGTTAAATTAAATAACCCTGTTTTCTCTGTATGCTGCCATAATTTCATCTGACATAGCTTCATACTTTTCAGGATCATTTCGCATAAGTTTCATAATATCGCTTCTACGATATTTCTTTTTAGAAACAGGTTCAGAACTAGAACTGTTACTACCTACATCAGCAGCTTTAATTTGTTGCTCTCTATCTACTTTAGAAGTTTCAGCTACTTTTTTAGAAATGTTTTGTCTTTCTGTCCAAGTATCTAAAAGTTCTTTAGCAGAATCAAAGTCATAATCAACTTCTGCTCTTGTAAATAATTCTGTTCTAACTTTTGATGACTTAATCCATTCAGCAAAAGCTGGATCTTGCACAGTCTTTTCCACTTCTGGAAACTCTGCTTTAATCCTTGAAAGCGTATCACTACGCTTCATAGCTTTAGCTTGTTCTCTTGCTTCTTTAATAGAAGGATGATTCTCTACAGCAGTATTAATTGCTTTTTGAGGATCATCAATAAAATCATCACTTGTTAACTCTGTTTCTTTTTCTGTAGTTTTTGAACTAGTTGCCGTTTGAGTTTTAATAAAGTCGTCTACTATTTTACGTAAATCTCCAACTTCAGAACCTTGTTTACCAATTAGTTTTTCAGCTTCTTGGTGCATAGCTACAATGTCCTTAACAGATTTACCTTTATACTTCTCTGGTAGATCATCCTCTGGGTTAGTTTCTTCTTTAGCTTCGGGTTCTGGTTCAGTTTGCTCTGGTTCAGAGTTCTCAACCTTTTCTTCATCTAGGGAAGAAGCTTCCAATTCATTTTCTAAAACTTCGTCAATTACTTCTGCCATATTATTCTCCTGTGCATTAGCATTATAGGAAAGAAGCTGACTTGGCTATTCGTCAGTTTCTTTGCTTTGGCTACGTGATCTATGCTTTTTTTCCCAAGCCATAGCCGCACCTGGAAAGCTTCCTGACCATCCTTCTAAATGAACTCTGGGAGTAGAAATAATTTTACTCGCAGTTTTGCCACAAGAAGGACATGTTAAATGTTGAGTATATTCAGTAAGTTCTTCAAAGTAATGGTCACAATGAGAACAATGAAACTCAAATAATTTCCTCATTTTGTAATTCCTCGTAAGATTGTTCACTCACCGATTGTAGTGAGAGAATCCATTGTAGGATATCTAACTGACCTTTACGTTTGTGATAGTCCTCAAACGAGTCAGTTGTTGTAACTTGATTGTATTGGTCAAATAAACTCTGTGTGTCTTCTATAAAGTCTTTCCAACCTTTAGTTGACATCATAGAGAATCTACTTTCGTAATACTCTTGTAGTTCTTTATCTACTGCCATATACCTTATTATAACATAAAACTATAGATTTGTCAAGCTATTTCTTAGCCATTTGTAATCTGACAATCTCTTTGTTATCTGCC